AACAAACAGTTTCGTTTGGACGTATATATATTGTTGGAAATTTTTATGGGTTGATAAACACTGATAAGGTTTTTGTAGACACTGGTGATTGGATCAAAACAAGAAAACATTTCAAAGCAGGTAAAGAATCACACGAAAGGGCATTAAAAATGTATGATAAATTTGGTGGGGTTTTGAAATATCGAGCTTTTGGTGTTGTTAGTAAATATTGGGGTGAGCCTGGTGGTCATCAAATAAGCAGAAATGAAGAGGGTGAAAAAGATGCTACAATGTGTTTGCATAAAAAATACCCACACGCAACAAAAGTAAGAATTTATAAAGGTTTTTATGATTTACAAATAAAACCACAAACAAAAGTATTCAAAACAAACTATGTTCAATTATGAAAAGAATAGATGTAGAAAGAAAAGAGATTAATAAAAAAGATTACATTAGAAGAACTGCTCGATTAAGTGATGTGTCAAGGCATATAAAAGAAGATGCAATTGTATATCATAATGGAAAGCCTATATTATTATACAAAGTATTATCAACACCACCAAAAGACGTTAGATGGGCAGTAAAAAATATAAAGTATTCAACAGGCAAAAGAACACACGGACTAGTAAACACAAGCGCAGTTTTTGGATATAGCCCAAGACAAGAAAACAAACACGACTATTGCACCTCATCAGCTATGGGATATAATACACCAAAGCAACACTACATAATTAGCAACTTTGCTAAACAAATACAAAAATATTATAAAGATTACTTCCAAGAAACTTACAAACAACACAAAGAAAAAGTTAAAGAGAAAGTAAAAGATCAATGGGTAATCAAAGATACAGTGTTCACTAGTGGCATAGTAAACAAAAACAACCAACTAAAATACCATTTCGATAGTGGTAATTTTAAAAACGTATATAGCAATATGCTTGTATTTAAAAGTGATGTGATGGGTGGGCATTTAGTTATACCAGAAATAGATATATCATTAGAGGTTGCAGACAATAGCGTAACAATATTTGATGGTCAAGACTTATTGCACGGAGTAAGCCCTATTGATTACAACAATTCAAAGGCATATAGATATAGTATTGTTTATTATTCTTTAGAACGTATGTGGCAGTGTATGACAATTGAAGAAGAAATAGATCGCATCAGAGAAAAGAAAATGATTAGAGAAGAAAACAGATTAAAGCCAGAACACCTTGATACTCTGCGACAAAGAAAAAAAGAAGCTAAAGATTATAAAGAAACAATTGAAAATGAACAAAAGTGAACACATAAAAAAGGCATTAATTGAAGCATTAGAAAAATCATTAGGCATTGTAACTACTGCTTGTAAACAAGTAGGCATTGGTAGAACTACCTTTTATAATTATTACAATGATGATCTAGAATTTAAAGCACAAGTAGATGATATAGCTAATATGAGTTTGGACTTTGCCGAAAGCAAACTGCTTGAACAAATAAAAGAAAATTCAACAGCAGCCACTATATTTTATTTAAAAACAAAAGGCAAGAAAAGGGGCTATGTAGAAAGACAAGAGATTACTGGTGCTGATGGTGTGCCATCAAATGTAAAAATAGAAATAATTAAAAATGCAGATAAGCCTAAAAACTAATATTGTATTTGAGCATTTAGTAAACAGCAAAAAAAAAATAATAGTCAATCAAGGTGGAACCAGATCAGGAAAAACATTTAATATTATTTTATATATTATTTTTTATTATTGTCTTAATAACTCTGGTAAGACTATCACAATTTGTCGTAAGACTTACCCAGCATTAAGAGCAACTGTATTAAGAGATTTTATAAATATATTGCGTGAGCATAATTTATACAACGAAGATAATCACAACAAATCAAGCAGCGAGTATAATCTTTTTGGAAACCTAATTGAATTTATTTCATTAGATCAACCTGTAAAAGTACGAGGAAGAAAGCGTGACTTATTATTTATAAACGAAGCAAACGAATTATACTGGGAAGATTGGCAGCAATTATTATTTAGAACAAGCGAAAAGATAATACTAGATTACAACCCAAGTGAGGAATATCACTGGATATATGACAAAATAATACCAAGAGAAGATACAGACTTTTTAAAAACCACATACAAAGACAACCCATTTTTAGAAGAAGCATTAATTAAAGAAATTGAAAGGCTACAATACACTGATGAACAATACTGGCAAATATATGGGCTTGGTGAAAAGGGAATAAGCAAAGCCACAATATTTAATTACGTGGAATGTAATCAGATACCAGAAGATGCTGAGTTTGTATCTATGGGTATGGACTTTGGCTTTACAAACGATCCTACGGCATTAGTATCGGTTTGGAAAAAAGAAACAAATTTGTATATAAAAGAATTATTATATAGAACGATGATGACAACAGGTGATATACATAGTTATTTTAAACAAACAATCACAAAAGAATTAATATATGCCGATAGTAGTGAGCCACGAATAATTGAAGAGCTTAGGCGAATGGGTTGGAAGATCCGTGCTAGTTTGAAAGGCAGAGATAGTGTAAACGCAGGTATTGATTTATTGAAAAGGTTTAAGATACATATACACAAAGATAGTACCAATGCGATTCAGGAGTTCAGGAATTATAAATGGAAAGAGGACAAAACAGGAAAGCTAACCAATACCCCAGAAGATAAAAACAATCACATAACAGATGCAGTGAGATATGCAACCTATTCAATATTAAGTAAACCAAACTTTGGTAGGTACGCAATACAATAGAAAAATTTGGTAGATTGAAAAATATTTATTATTTTTATGTTATAAATAAATATAAATAAAATGGAAAATAAATTTGAAATTATTGGTTATCATCTTGATTTTTATTGTGGTCATAAATTTATGGGATCAATAAAAACCGAAAAACCCAAAGATGATCTATATGGTTATTACAGCAGAAAAAAATATGTTTGTGATAAAGATATTAAGCTTGGTAAAAAAACTATTAGAAAAGGTATTGAATATTACACTGAGGTTATACCATTGATGGGTAAATTCAAAGGAACGCAAGAAGAAAAAATACAGCATTTGTTAAAATCAAAAGTTAGCTATGGGGTTTAATAAGTATCAATTTATAGAAGAACTAAGAGAGCATCTTGTTGATGAATTTGGTTGCCCACATTATGCTGAGGAAAAAGGCGAAAAATATGAAGAACCAAACCAAGATGATGTTTACGAATATATCAGTCAGTATTGTGAAAACCAAACAATATATTACTACAAATGCTGGGATATATGTAAAGAATTAGGTGCAACTGATTTTTATATTGAGGAACTAGGAATTAAAGCAAGAAATATATCAGACTTAGCCTATTGGTCATTGAGATCTTACATTGACGAAGTAATGGGCGTGTATAACCCAAAACCAAAAGAAGATGTTAAATAAATATTATATGCACTCAGACGAGTATAGATCACTACATAATATATTTTATAATGGTGCATATTTTACTATAAAAGAAATATTAGAGCTAAAAAATTTATCAGATAAAAGTAAGATTGATCTAATTAAAAAAAATTTATAAAATGTATCACTTTGCAAATAATGGTTTAGAATACCTACGTAAAAAAAGAAAACACCCAGCATTAAAAGATGGTTGGGACAAGTTGTCGAGAGAACAACAAGTACAAGAAATGCTTTACTGGAAACAAAAAAGGTAAAGTAGTTTTTTCATTATATGTTTAGTTTAATTAAGGGTGGTTGTGAGACTGCCCTTTTTTTTTATAAATTAGTAAATAAAATTGTTATATAATTATGAGAATTAAAATCAATATACCAGAAAGTTTGCACGATATTACATTAGGGCAGTATCAAGATTACCTGGAAGCACAAGAAAAAATTGATGATGATTATCAGTTAGGATCAAGAATGATAGAAATTTTTTGTAACATTCCTGTTAAAGATGTTTTTCAATTTAGAATGAGTCATATTACAAACATACAAAAAACACTTATAAAGATCTTTGAACACAAAACAGAAAGTTTGATTAACAGATTTACAGTACACGACATAGAGTTTGGTTTTATTCCAAGCCTTGATGAAATGACTTTTGGTGAGTATGTTGACATTGATACCTATATAAAAGATTGGAAGCAAATGCATAAAGCTATGGCTGTTTTATATAGGCCAATAGAAGCAAAATATGATGATAGATATAACATAGTTGCTTATGATGGTGAAGAAACTGATATAATGAAAGATATGCCTTTGTCCGTTTGCTTTTCTTCAATTGTTTTTTTTTACAATTTAGGAATCGAGTTGTCGCAAATC